AAAGATGTGCCAAGTCCCTCTGTCTGTTTCTCCATCATTCCCGCTGCTACACCCAGACCCTCAAATTCTTCCCCAGCATTCGATAACTCTTCTGCTAATTCAGCGATAGTGTCAATACCGGACGCTGTAGCCATCCGCCACGCTTTAAGGGAATTTGTATCAAAGATAACCGCTTCGGAGTGCGCCTTCTGCTCATCGGTCATTTCCGAAAGTACATCTTGCAATTCTTGCATAATATCCATCATATTTCGAGAGGCACCATCATTATCATAGAGAGCAATACCAAGATTTGCCAGTTCTTCCGATGCCTTCGCGGTCGGGGTACTCAAGTTACGCAATACACCGGCAAGCGAAGTTCCCGCCGCTCCTCCTTTCATACCAGCATTGGCTAATTCAGTCAGAAAAGCATTCACTTCGTCGATAGATAATCCCGTTTGATGAGCAATACCGCCGACGTTGACATACGCTTGACTCAAATCCGAGAGAGAAGTATTTGCCAGTGTTGTTACCATTGCTAAACTGTCAACGACTTGCTGTGTATCCTCCGCTTCAAGTCCGAATGTTTTCATGGCAGAGCCGACCATATCAAGAGTTGTCGCCAAATCAGTCTGCGACGCAACGGCAAGGTTCGCACCGTCTTTTAACTGTGCCAGCATTAACTCCATATCCCCGCCAGCCTCCGCGACCATTTTGACTTGCGTTGCAAGTTCGGTGCTTGATATTCCGGTAGTGCGTGAAACTTCATGAATTCCTTCTTCAAGAGTTTTCAATTCCTCGGCGGTCATCTGTGTAATTGCCTCGACGTTCTTCATTGCCGTCTGAAAATCCATTCCAAACTTTAACAATGTTCCGCCAGCGGCAGCGAGCGGTGCTGTTACTTTGAGAGATAAAGATTTTCCCCAAGCATTCATTGAATCGCTTATTGCACCCAGTTTATCGGAAAACGTCTTTTCAATTTTTTGCACTTCTCCCGCCGCCGCGTCCTGCGCTTCTTTCAAACTGGACAGAAAACCCTTTATGTCAAGGTCAAGATAACCAACTGCACTCCCTACATCAACTGCCATGTTTCACCCCCTTATCATCGTAACCAGCGTATATTTCCCGAAAACTTTTATGCTTCGACATGAATCTTGGTTCCTTCTCATTCTCTAATTGTCGGACAATATACGCACATGCCTCATCGAAACAATACGCTGTGTAGCAATCATCAATTTCCACCAGAATGCTCGGGCGAGTCTGCCATCGCATCGCCGTTCCCAGTATCCTCATAATTTCTCGGCTCTTGACGAAAGGGTTCGAGTGTTTTTACACCTCCTTGAGTATAATTGAAAATGAACATCATTTGTCCCATTGTCAATTCAATCCCCGCATCTGTCATTTCCTTGTACTTCGGTTCGGTCAGCGACGCTTCGCAGACGGCGATCATCAAGTCACATACTTGGGACAATTGCTCCGGCGTACGACTTTTGCCATCACGTTTTTTTCTTTCAAACAATTCTACTGCCGAAGCAAGCAGTGTATTGTTTATTTTGCCCAATTTCATCAGCGTCAGCATGTTCGGCTTGCGAAGGCGCACGGTAATTGTTTCCCCATCGGCAAAGCCGGGAATCGATACCAAGTTCCCGGCACTTGCCAACTTCATTGTTTCAATCGATGTTACTTCCATTTTCGTTCTGTTTTGTAAAAGGTTTGCCCACTGATTCCAGCGGGATGCCCCTATTTCGCACGAAAGGGGCTTACGTGGCATTTTCTATGCTTTACCGCATTATTCCACAAAAACGGGTAATGCAGGCACCCAAGTGATAACATACGGCGGTTCGTCCGATTTCGGGGCACTGTTAATAGTGTATTCCGGCACCCGGAACACGCCGTCCTCCGAACTAAACGCCATCGGCACACCCTGACAATTCGGGTAACTGATTTTTTCGTATTTTTCCACCAAACCTGCGCTATTGTAAACAGTGGTATAGGCATTAAGGGTAAATACTTCTCCACGCTCACCACTGCCCGAAACAGGCGGTTCATAACCGATAATTTTGTCAGGTTCATCTGGATCATAAATAATTTTTCCGCCTTGTAAAATCTGTACCAATTCAGGATTAAACAGATTGTCCGTAAGCGTAATCTGATTTCCGGTGATAACGCTGACTGCCGGTTTTTGTGCCCGTAGAATACCTTTGACAATCAATGTGATATTCTCCTGCTCATCAATTTGCGGTTCTACTTGTATCTGGTTCGCAGTATCGAAACCGATTGCATATTCTCCATCGGCTGTTTCAACCGTAATTAGTGTGCAATCAATCGATGCGATTTCCGCCTTTGGTTTTCTGACTTGTTTTGCCATGATTTTTCTCCTTATAGCATTTTTTTATAATTTTTGTACTCTACACTAATCATGTGTGCTTTGAAGTCGTCATCATAGTAACTCGGCGTTTGAAAGCCGTAAGGCAATATCATCGGTTCGAGTTTTTTCATAACTGCTTTCACACGTTCGACCATCACTTCCAACTGACTGTAATTCTGTTTTGGAACATAGGCCATTACAGAATACGTGTCAATCATCGTGCTGATTCCGGTATATCTTGTCGCCCCATTGTGCGAAACCACAATATAAGGGGACACGCAATCCCCGACCTTTACTCCCGGTGTGTAAACGTCAAAGTCATGTTTTTTCAAGTGTAGGAAAATATCCTGCCATCGTGATTCGGTTGGTGTTGACATTACATTTTTTCCATTATCCCTTGCAATCCTTCAACCACTTCTGCTTGCCATTTTTTTATCGTTGGCTCAACTATGGCGTACTTCTTTTCATTTGCCAATTCTAGGTAAACACCATAATAAACTCCATGTACAACGTCAATTCTTACCTTATTGGCTTGCAATCTTGGGAATGACACGCTTGCCGTTAATCTTGCTTTTGCTGCTCCTGTTTGATCTGTCCACGGTCGATTCGCTTTTGCATCCGCTTCGATTATCGTTGCCATTGTCTCGGCATATTCCTTAACGGCTTCTGGTGCTCCGAAAATAAGGTGTTTTAGTCTTTCCGATAATGTACTTTTTTTATAATCAAACTTGAACGCCATGTCATTATCTCCTACAACGAAACGTTACTGCCATCGTCGATAACCTCCAATGATATATCTGCAATTATACTCCACTCTTGTACATTCGTTACACCGGTTACTTTGAACTTCTTTCCGTTGATCATTGTGTAATCGCCTATACGAAGTCCGCTTCCCGTAATGCTTTTCCACAAGCACAGGATACGCGGTTGCTTTTTGTACTTTCCTACTGTTTCCCGAACTTGCGTAGTATTTTTCATGTCAATGCCGATATAGGCGATGACTTCATGATAGATACCCAAAATTGTTACAAATGGTGTCGCCATATTTTGCTTTCACATTTTCCCACTAATCGGTTAATTCACAGGAAATAATGCCAAAAATCCGCTTCTGTCCGCTGCCGCTAACGCCTCCGTTGCGAAAACAGTAAATGGCAATAACGGCAGTGTATTAGTTATTGTTGTTTTTGTAATCGCTCGTCCTTGTCCATCAAAAGTGTATTGTTCTGTGCTCAAACTCCCGCCATAACTTACCGAATTGTTAGATGTGTTTTCCGTTAGGGCAACTGGTTTTAACGTTGGGTTTGGATAGTTCCCCGCCAAGTCGCCTCCAGCTTCCCCTGATGGGGGCAGTGAAGTCGGCAAGACTCCGCCGTCCATCAGGTTCCCTAGAGAGTCCAACGTCGCAAGGTTGCCGGAAGTGGTCGGTATCGCTCTGTTCGCCTTGTTTGCGAATGCCGCCGCTGTTACGCCTGAATTAATTGCATCTATCTGTGCTTGTGTGAATGGTGCATCATTGATTTTATAGCGATACACCCAAAAATTGCCCTCTCGACCATATCGAACCTGCCCACCACTATAATTAGCATCTGGTGAAACAATGATGTAATCGTTATCACTCGGTATTACAGTTTGTCCCTGAAAAAAGTACGATACATCAATTCCGTCGATCTGGTCGTTGATAGGCTTTGCCGGGAAAGGGGCGCCATCGCCATCATAGTTTAATCCCCTAGCCGCCGATGCTTCGATAGACGAATTGACAAATGCTTTGTCGGCGAGTTGATTCGTGTTTGTTGCCGTTGTCGGTATTTTGTCTTTAATTGTCCCTACACCGATTTCTAGACTTTGAAGAATCGTATTTTGTCCATTTACAGAACTGCGAATGTCATTATGGGCTGTATCATTGATATTGTGTGTGCTGATTTTCGCGTCAACTGTTGGGTCAACTTCCGCTTGGAGTGCGGTATCGGCTTTTACACCCTGTGCTGCTGTTGCAAACTCTTGGGGCATTAACCCGCCTAGTTTTGCACTATCTATGGCTTGTGCCGTTGCACCTAATTTCCCATTGGCAATTTCTTCAATAGCTTGCATTTCCGCCCTTGTTGAAAAGTTGCTCACATCTGGGATTTCCGCCTTAAGAGCAAGAGTCGGCTTATCGGCAGTGTAAACTGGGTCTGTTTCGGCTTCGGAAATGCCACCGCCACCTGTAGCAACTATCGGTGTCCACATTCCATTTTGTCGTCCATACTGATTTCCATCTGCAGGCGCATCTGAAATACCCTCCCTGATTCCCAACTGTTCTGTTGTAAGATTTCCGATGAGTGTTACGCCGTTAATTTGTGGCTTGTTTATCAATTGCCGATAATCATTCGTTCCCACACCGCCCTCGACTGGTTCACCGAATTCATTGACAGCGGGAGTGTAGAATTCGAATCCTTCGCCTCCCTTCATCAACTCACGCTTTAACTTGTTTTCCTCAAATTTCGTGTTCACGACAGTATTCCGGTGTTAAAACTCTTGAACTTCGACGCAAGTCGTTTGAAGTACCTCGACGTATCTTGCGTCGTCCATCCGCTGACTTGGACAGTAGATTCTTCGGATTTGATGATGAGCATTTCGTAAATCGCAGCCCGAACGTCACCGCCGTTCTTTTCCAAATAAAACGTTATTTCGTCTTCTGTAAAAAACGGGACTGAGTCCTCCCGCAACTCTAATCTGATTACTTCGATGTCAGTCATATTCGATTTCATCTTCAATTAGTCCATCATTTGTATTTTCAAGTTTTTTCTGTACTACAGTTCGCAATTCTTTTGGCTTCGCATCAATCCCTTTTAGTTGGGCATATTGACGCAATTCCCTTTGGCTCCACTGCGAAATTGGCTTTTCAGTGATGTCGGCAAGAAACTTTTCGTCATCGGTCTGTTTGTCAACCGATTCCTCTGACTCATGCTGTACTTCATCGAGAGTCTCTCCAAAAGGCACAAATCCTTGTTTTTTGTAGATGTTTTCATATGCACCACGGGTTACTTGAAACACATCTTTTCCATTAGTAATTTTCATGACGATTCTCCTTTCTTACGCTTTTTAGTTTTCACTTTTGCAACTCTAATACCAGCACAATACGCCGCAATTGCATCACACTTCTCGTCGCCGACATATAAAGTATGTTTTAAATCCAAGCCCAACTCACATATCATGTACTTTATTCCTAGGCTACTTGGCTTATGTGCCTTGTTGACGAATGATATATCAAATTGCAATGCTATCGGTTCAATTCGCTTTTTGTTGCTATTCGACACAATACCCAAGCAAATTCCATGTCTTTTTATGTTCAAAATCCAACATTCGACATTCGACGAAACCTCATCCTCTGACTTTGGTAGCAATGTGCCATCTAAATCCATCAGTATCGCAGAGATATCATTCTGCTTTAACCAGTCTGGCGTTATCTCTGTGATGCAATCAATTTTGTAATCAGGCTTTGGAGTTTTCATAGGTTTACCCTCCGTATTGTTGTGCGTATTTGTCAAGATACTGGTCGTAGTATTGCTCCCATGCCTTGTATTCTTGACTATTGATGTGTTCTGTTTCTGTGAGATCGCCGACGATTCGACATACCCATGGGGTAGCATTTTGCATAGCAGCAATGAACTGGTCGTTGGTAATCGGTATGCTCATCTCACGTAAAAGACGAGTCATCATTGGTACAACAAATTTCTCAAATCGGTATTGATGAAGTTTTCTGCCATCTTCAGAGTTATCAAAATTAGAAATCAGTTGTTCCCTTTTTTGCACTTGTGCCGCTATCTCTGCGTCTTTTTCGGCTTGTGAGCGCAATGGCTCTTTCATAAATCGATCAATATCTGCTTTGTGTGCATCCATTGACGGATCTGGTGTAATGGGTTGGCTCATGGACATCATTTGTTGTTTTTGTTTTGTTTTGCTCATCGCATAAATGCTTTGAAAAAGTAAAAAGTAGTGGGAGATCATTTCTGGTTCTCCCACTACATAAAACGGCTAGGAAGTCGTTCCAGTTGTCATCGAGTTTGACAGGTTCTGCAACGTTGCGCTGAGAGTACCAAAGTTGTTGATGACATCTTTGTTACTTGCGGCAACAGAGTTTGCAAGATTTCCAATCTGGCTGGAAATCACATTGATTGCACTAAAGCACTCTTCGCGATTTTTCCGAACGAGTTCTGCGATTTCGCCTGTTTGACGCGCATTGTCGAGTCTGGCTTCAATCGTATTGACCTTCACCTTTTCGTCAACAAGTTGAGTTCGGAGTCGTTGATCTTCAAGCCTCTCAATCAGGGCACGAGTCGCACAACCTTCTTGATGAATCGCTTCGCGGGTTCTTGCCCCTTGATCAATCGCAATTTCCTTCTGCTCACAGCAACATTTAAGTTGCGATGCAATGATGTCTTTCGATGCCAGGACGACATCTTTGTCCGTATCACAGATTGCTTTTTGCAGACCATAATACGAATCTTTGTCAGACAATGCGGTCGTGAACATTCGGTCTCCAATATGTCCGATTTGGTCTTTTACACCGCCGATAGAGCCTTCGACCCGATTGGTGCGAACATCGGAATTGACATCGTTGAAACGGCAATTGATGTTGTCAGAAAGCATCCCCATTTGACGTTCGATATTTCCTTCGATTCGTCCCTCGGCATTGCATCCATTTCCAAAACCCCATCCACCAAACCCCGGCATCATTCCGCCTCCCCAACCATTATTACCCCAGCCGCCGAGGCGACCGGACATCAGTGCACCAATCATCAAGCCCTCTCCAATTCCACCGCCCCAGCCATAGCCGCCGTATCCCGGAGCGCATCCCATTCCCATTCCCAAACCACCAGTCGGCACAATAACAGTTTTGCTCATATCAAAGTTCCTTTCAATTTTTAGATAAAATCCAAATCTACCTGCCCAAAGTTTGGACATACAAAATAAATTTAGAGTCCATACATACCACCGTCTTTTTTCATTTTCTTAAAGTGCTTTTCTGCATCCTTTTCAAAGCTTTCAAACTCTTTGATGTAGTCTTTCAGACGTTCATCATGTTTGTCCAGATGCTTCATAACCTTCTTGAAAAAACAACGCATTTCATCACGAAGGCATTCAATTTGCTCTTGTACCGTTTGTGATGCATGCGGTTTTGCTGTAGATGCTTCCATCGTATTACCTTTCTTGTTAAGGAGTCAGGAGACAGGAATAAGGAGTCAGAAGTACTCGGAATTAAAATATTCCTGTCTCCTGTATTCTGACTCCTGCATTCTTTATTACCCCGCTGTGTCCAAGATATAAACGCTGTCCGCCCGTTCAAATGACGGAAGGCAAATCTGCGACACAATCGTTTCCACTTGCACAGGGTCTGGCTTCGTAACCGTTGTAATGGACACTCCGGTATCAACAATGGACACATTCGCAGCAGAAGCTGTCATCAAGTCAGATTCCTGCGGAGTCGTTCCGAACCAAGTATTTCCTAGAGCACCAGATGGGAACATGACGAATGTATTTTCCGGCATGTACCGAGTATAATCACCATCATCGTCAATGTAACGATTGTCATTTATAACCACTGTCAATCGTAATTGGTCGGAAATAAAAGATTTCAATCGGTCATCAGAAATGAAAGCGTCTGGGGCATAAGCATTGGCAAAAAACATGCCTTTGATTTTTGCATTGTTCCGCAAGTTTTTCCAAGAAAGTCCATCACACATCGCTCTGGTAATGATTTCTCCTGTTTCTTCTTGGATCGTATCCTTTCCAATCCGCAAATCTTCCAATGGGTCAGAATCGGGATCTGACCACGGCAATGATGATGTTGCTTTGTGCTCTACGCCATAATCAAACGTAAATTCTTGACCATTCGATACTATTGCAATGATACCGGTTGTAAGCATCATCATTCGCATCTGTTCACGCCGGGCATAGGCACCACGCAAGAGCCGCATTTCGTCGTCAAAGACGCGAGTCATTATCGAATCAATCAAAACCTGATTTCCAGACGAAATGACCATGTTTAACTGTTGCCGCAATTCCTCATCGATGTAACTCGATTCTTTGTGATACGGCATTTCCGTGAACACTTCCTTGAATCCAATCCTTCCACGTGGGACCGCGGCTGTATCAAATGCGGACATTTTCAGCACAACGGACAATCCCTTTGCACCTCTGATCCACTTCAGATCTAATCCGAGTTTTTTTGCCGCTGGAAACAGTTCCTCGGTCATGCTTGGTTCTTGTCCAATCGTAGTCCAGTATGCGGCGATGTGATTGTTTTTTACCAAATCAAAAATAGTTCTAGGCATGATAATTCTCCTTTTTTTGTTTGTTATGCTTGCTTTACGTCAAGCTGGTTATGATTGAAGAAAAACGACTTGCTTCGACGCATTTGCATTACCCGTTGCCGCCGTTACCAGTGTTTGTATGTCTTCTTCCAATCGGTTGATATTGACAAATCCGAAAATAAGGGCAGTGCCATTGGCGTTTCCGTTCGTTACATCAACATCATGCAATAAGACCGCATTCATCGCGACAGATGCTGTTGCCAACACTCCCGGTGTAGTCCGATTCATCAAGTTGATACTCAATGGAGTACCGGCTTTGACAATCTTTCGGTTGTTGATAACAGTTCCGAGGACATTCGATACCACGCATCCAACGGAGTATTGGTGTTCGACACTGGCAAGAATTTGAACGGGCGCACCCGCAATTTGAGTGCTGATTCCACTTTTGTTAAACATTTTTCAATCCTTTCATTTTTTGGATAACCACACGAGCGGAAAACCATTGTTTTACGCCCAGTGCGACTTCTTGACCGCACTGTTTGTTTTTTGAGCGGCGAGACGTTCACCGAGGTCATCGGGTTTATCGTTATTGTCACGTCCGGGATTGATAGGATTTCCGGTTCCTTTTGTCCCATGTGGTTGTGCCGTAGCAAACCAAGCCGGGTGCTTTGTTTTGAGCGATTCGAGCGACTCTTTCACGTCAAAGTCGTCATCGGACTGCTTGGACAGAATGAGCGTTGTCGCATCGTCAAGGAATGTCGGTTGTATGCCGGATTGTAGGATTTCGGCTTTTACGTTTGTCAAAAATTCCCTGCGTTCTGCTTCTTGCAGTTTTTGGGAGATTTCGTTCAGTTTTCGGTTCGTTTCGATGTCCGATGCCGGTGTTGTTTGCTGTTCGCCCGTTGGCGTGGGTACTTGTCCCCCTTGTTTTACAAGGTTTTTCAGGTTTTCGACGGCGTTTTTGTCTTTTGGATCAATTCCGAGTTCCCGCAATATGGCGGTTCGTCCTTGTTTTTTTTCTTTAGCCATCAGTTTGGACACTTCCGCTTGGGTAAAGGTCTTTTCGGGGGTCGTATTTCCTGCCATCTGCTGTCCGATTCCTCCCGTTCCCGTCTGCTGTCCGCCGTCTCCTGCTGGTGTATTGGTTTCGCTCATAACCATACTGTACCACAGAATTTTGTTTCCGTAAGAGCGCGAAAATGGCAATTTTATGACACCTCTCCGAAAAGTTGCTTTTGTTCGGTCATTTTTCGGTTTTGGGGAAGTTGTTTCAGACGGTGAAGGTTTCAGTCATTCTGTCAAATCGTTTTTAATCCGCTTACGTTCGCTTGTACGGGATTGTTTTGTTTTTTTGGGCAAAAGTGTGTTTTCGACATTTTTTTTGCAACGTGGGGCAACGTGCGCGGCTACAATCGCTTCCTATAATTATTCTCCTCTCCCTCGAAGATAATCTCGGCATACGCACGCTCGGCCATTCGGTAGTAGATCGCCTCGTCAAGTTCGTCAAGACG